ACCTCAGGTGTACCGTCCCGCTGCTGATCTCTACCTCAATACCCTGACGGATATCAAAGTCCGGATAAGTAATGGGGAAGTCTTTGTCCAATTCCAGAGTCACATCGTTCATGGTCTTACACTCAGAACAAATGACTTTTACTTCCCGCTCGTTACCGTATGTGGCCTTAACAATGTTCAAATAGAGTAGGTCCCTATCTGCCATCATTAACTTACTGACCAGTGCCTCGCCTCGTGAACCATTAATATCAAGTGACCCAATACGGACTACTGCCTTGGACAGTAGTGCGTTCATGTACTCGGCGTACAGCAACCCCTTCTTCTTCTGGATTGCCGCTAGGTATTCCTCGTCTTCACCGTTCAACTCTCTGATCTCAGCGGTGGTATGCCACACATCCTTATCCGAGTCGTATAGACCTCGGATAAGTTCTACTACGAGGTCAGGTGCCTCCCCCATGGAAGGCACCTTGTCCTCAATAGCAGCGTTAATAGTGTCAGCAGTAGACTGGTCGTCCATAATTCAATACTCCTAGTTGTGGTTGCTTTGTATGACTTATTTATCAGCCAATGGCAGCGATAGCGCTGACCTCAGCCTCAGTGAAACCGAGTTCAAACCCCTCATGGTTGAGAACGATCTGCTGGATCAGGATAGACGAGTCACCGGCGTTGAGGTCGCCCATTGAGAACGACGCGGGCCAGCAGTTGTACAGACGGTATCCCAACTTCGGAGGTCCGGGGGGCGTCGGAACCGACTCGCCACCGTGGTGCTGGTACGGGCCAGCAGAGGTGGGATGATCGAAGACCTGAACGAGCACGTCGCAACGATAGTCGTTAGCGCCCGAGACAGAGCCTCCAAGATCGGCGTCAGTGCCGCCCTGAGTCCAAGTGTGCAGGAAGCGCTGCCACCTGTACAACTGGTTCTGGCCGGAGAAGACACCCTTGGTCAGGGTGACGGGGCCGTAGTCCGACTGACCAACCATCTTATGCGGATGGGTGTTCATGCCGCCCTCACGGTAGGCGATCATTTCGTTCTGGACCGTAAGGCCAGAGACCACCGAGAATCCGAGATTGGCGACACCGTCCATCAGCGTGCTGAGGGTACCACCCGAAGGCGGCTCAATGGTGACTCGGAACTTAAAGTTCCTGAGCGGATCTGAAATAACTGGTCTTGCCATGGAATCTTACTCCTTGGTTATTAGACGGACTCTGCGGTGTTACTACCACCGGTCCACTGGCTAAGGTTGATAACAATGAACTCGGCGGGGTACTGAAGTGCCACACCAACTTCGACGTTCACGATGCCCTGATCAATGCTGGTAGCAGTATTGATGGTGCTGTCGCAGACGACGAAGAACGCCTGCGAGGCGTTCGCCCCGCGCAGACCGCCCGAGCGGTAGAACTCACCGAGGAACCCAGAGACCACCAAGTTGATGCGGTTCCACAGGTTCTGGTCGTTAGGCTCAAAGACCGCGAACTCAGTGAGACGCTTGAGCGAGTACTTGAGGTAGTTCAGCGTACGGCGGACCGGGATGAACTTGTCAGCGTTAGCACGCTCCAGAGTGCGGGCACCGTAGGCCACAACCCCACCGCCGGGGACGACCTTGAACGAGTTGACGTACGGGTTACCGTCGTACAACGTGCCGAGGTCGGTATCCGACAGGTTGACCGCGAGGCCGAGAGCACCGCTAATCTCAGCGGCAAAGCCAGCGGGGGCCTTGGCGACCGAGCGCTGGATCTCCGTGCGGGAGATGAGGCCAGCAACAGCACCACCCGGGTAGGTGGTACGGATAGCGCCGGGGCCGGTCTTGGCCGGGTCCACCATCTTGAGGGCCGGAGCGTAGTGCGCGGCATAACCACCGCTGGACAGACCAGCGAAGTTAGAGGCCACGGTCTGGATCTCCGTGAGCGTCTCCGAGGTCTTGTCGGGGTCAATGACCACGAACGAGTCACCACGGGCAGCAGCCTTGTTGACGATGGGGGACAGCGCAGTCGTGGAGGTCTGACCGACAGCGTTGATAATGAGCGTTCCATCAACGGAGTCAACACGGTCAATCGCAGTCGCGAAGTCCTGCGGGCCAACCACGCCCTGAACACCACCCGAGAAGGTCCAGTACTGATCGACCTCGGTGATCCAATCCAGATCGGCGTCGGGCGAGTCAGTAGCGACGTTAGTCAGGCGAATGTACTTGCTGTAGTTGTTGACAACCGTGGCAACGTAGCGGTTGCCATCGGGGTTGAGGGTGACCTCAGGCCAACGCTCAACCTCAACATTGTTGAGGTAGATGACGACGGTGAAGGTACCGTAAGCGGAGTCGGTGGTGTCAACGAGACCAGCGAGGATGCCGATCTTCAGGTTGTCACCCCACGTACCATTGCTCAGGGCCTCAGCGTCGAAGAGGGCGGCGGAGGCCGACGACGAGCCGTTCGGGTAGTAGGCAACGTCCAGCGACGCTGAGGCATCGGGAGTCACCGAATCAGCGGTGCCACCCTCAGAGTCGTAGGTGCCGACAACGCGAATGACGTGGCAGGCGCGGCCACCGTTAGCGAAGAAATGGTAGACGGCATAGCCGAGATCGTAGGCGTTCTTCAGGTCACCGTAGGTGCGCTTGTAACTTGACCAGTCGGTAATGAGAGTGGCCGTCTCCGGGCCGCGCTCAGCGGCTCCAAGGAACACAGCAGAAGTACCCCCACTAACGGACGGGGTCAGGCTAGCGAGGGCACCCTCGTTGACGTAGACACCGGGAGTTGAGTAAGTAGGCATTTAGAAATCCTCCGAAAATGAAGTGGATGAAACGTCAGGATACTGATAGTCGTACTCAGTTGTGCCCCGAACTTCAGAAACCGCCTTGACCGTGTAAATATCCTTTTGCGGAATCTCTGCATTTATTCTAACCGTATAGACTTTGCGGAATATCCTCTTGTTGAATCCTGCTTCTTGATCAAGGATATCTGCTGGTCGCCAGTCTACTATATCGCACCGTCTAATGGTGCCGTCTTCGGGGATTTCAATGAATCCCCGTCGAAATGGGAAGATGTACCTCAGCATTGCAGCCGTCAACTGCCTATCGTGACGCTGGCTACGAGCGTACGTAGAGATCTGATACATAAGATTTACCGGTACAACCTGATCAGTTGCTACGAAATCAGTGGGGCCGCTCAGTATGTCGTCTAGACCAGCGGTCGTATACTCAGAAGGAAAGTAATCCAACACGGAAGCACCTTCACGGTAATGAACGCTGGCTTGAGCGGAGTTGGTGTAGTAATAGGTGACTTCAGAATGTTGACGGCTAGCATCAAACTGAATATCAAATAAGTCAATAGTTATAAACGGGTACGTCTTTTCGGTCTCGGCCTCTGGGTACCGGAAGAACGTGCGAACGGGGCGTCGGTAGTCGCGGTCATCAGAGACAGTGATATCCGCTAGACGGAACTTGAGGGCAGCATCCTCAGCGAGGGTGAATCCAGCATTAGACATTGCCAAACACCGCCGCTATAGACTTGTTGATCTGGGTGTTGATTAACTGCGTCTCCCGCTCAGCGGACTTACGCAGAATGGAGTTAGGGGGGTCTGACGGGCCTCCAAACTCCAGATCAAACATCTCCTGATCTTCTTTATCCGTACCATTATGGGCGTAAGTAATCACCGTATCTTTAACAGATACGGTCAAAGAGTCAGAGTATTTACTCCACTCATGGTTTGAGTACGCTGCTTCACGAACTCGCCCTTGAGACTCAGTAACTGCCTCATCTATAATCTCAGTTAAAGTCTCTTCGAAGTTCTCTTCAAAAAGGTCAATAACATTTACGATAGATAGGTCTCCGCTGAACAACGGCTTGCTAGAACCTGTGGGCTTATGCTTGGTAAAAGCCTTCATAGGCTTTCCTCCGGTTCTAGGCGTTGTAAGGCGATTCAAGGCACCCGACGCGCATCGGGCACCCACCCATCATACCTCTAACTTGGGAACGATGTGGGCCAAGGGAGGGTTGAAATCTTAGGATTTTGAGGTCCACGATCAAACGGGAACTCCTGATCAACAAAGATCTCGTACGCAGTAACTCGTATAATCACTTCAGAGGGAAGGCGACCACGAGCGTGGTAGTTCCTAATCTTGTAGAAGCGGTCATCGTACTCAAGGATGTCGTTGAGGTGCTTGTTGTACTCACCGGGATCGCTCATACCCGCTGCTACGGCGTCCTTAAACAGAAGGGTAGCCATCAGGTTCTGGGTGGGCTGGCGACCGTCTTCAATAGCACGGTACCCGTCCTCAGCCTCTTCGATGTAGATGGTGGGGATGACTATGCCCTGCTTGTAGTTACGGCCTCCCATGCCGGGGACGCCCTCGTCATAGACATCGTCGTAGACGCTGTACCCGCCCTGAAGGGGCTGGAACTCGTACCAAACTAGGGACTCGCCAGCCTCACGGTTACGCCTGCGAACGTGCTTGTTGATCAGGCTCAGTTCTCGGCGGGGGTCCATCAGTAGTACCCAGTCGACAAGTACCCGGGCGGCGGCTCACCGTCAAGGTAAACCTCCTCACGGAGATCATCTGGCAACTCTTCGATGTCGATAACGCCATCGTCGATCTCTGGGTAGACACGTTCGATGGGGCCATAATCTCCCACCTCACGCGGCCTGTAGATCGGCACCAAACGGTTCGTGGTGCGGCTGACACGGCGGAGAGTGAGCACTTCCAGACGCTCCAGCCCGATGTTGAGAGCGGTGGCACGGCGGTTGTACTCACCCATCCAATAGTCCAGCAGGCTGGACACCATGCGGTATCGCTGGGAGGTCTGGATGTGGACGGACTCAGATGTAATTACATCAATGTCGCGGCTGTACTCGGACATCAGCCCCCAGAGAGCCTGTACGAGGGTATGGATACCTATGACATCCGCAACGGCGGGGGCCAAGTTCGCGAGGGGCACCCGGAGGTTGTGGGTATTGAGGTTGATCGCCATGTCAGCATAGAAGTCCAGATCCGTTGGGAGGAACCACTCGTAGTAATAACCATCAACCATAAGGGTGGCATTGATTGGCAAACTGCTACCAAGCCGTATGAGACCGTTACGGTCGTCTATCGTGTACGCAACCGACGCGGACGTTGATCCACCCTGCGGGACATACTCCACCCAAAGTGTGTCAGACTCCACGTTGGGCTTACCCAAGTCGTATGAGATGCCGTTAGCAGCAAACGTCTGTTGGAACGGCTTCTTGAAGTCCCGCAGATAGTTGCGAGCGACATTGATGATCTCGGCTTTAGTAGCCATCAGGCATCCCTAGTGAAGTACAAGGTCACCGTCAGGGGGCCGCTATCTCCTGTGTCTGCCGAATCTATGTCAACTGTTATCAGTGCGTCGTCTGCGATGTCCGGGTCGGATATGACCGCCGCCGTAGCAGCCGTAGTAGAACTGGATTCACCTGCGTCGATGGTCAGAGGGGTACTGAGGACGCTCGTACCGGACTCGTTGATGTCAATGCTGATAGCCGACGTAGCGTTGCTGCCTGAGTTCAGGCCAGCACGTACCTCAGTAAGGAGTGCTCCGTACGGCATACGGAACACCGCCGCTCCAGCCTGACTAGCGGGGAGCGACCCCGATCCCACCAGTTCCAGAGTCACGGTCTCCTCAAGAGCCTCGTCAAGAACGGAGTTGCCGCCCACCGTGCCCGTGTCGGCCCCATGAGCAGCGCGGATAATCCAACGGACGTACACAGAAGCAGGAATGTTGTTGAACGACTGCGTAGACCCAGTGTCGTCAGTAACACCAGTGTTAGGGGTGCTGGTAGTGGTATTCGACGGAGAATCAGTGGAACCAATAAAGTCAGCAACGGTAACGGTGTGGTTATGGGCACCAGCAGCAGTAGTGTTATTAGTACTACTAGTTCTGGCTCCTAGTCCACCACTGCCCGGAGGAGAACCAGTGCTGCTGGTAGAGTACGTCTTAACGTCTACATACTGGTGAACGTGGCTACCAGCACTAACTGCGCTGCCGGTATGACCGTGATTCATACCGTGAGTGTGATCCAAAGTGTGGGTGTGGCTACCGATGCCGTGGTTGTGGGCGGGCAGGTTGTTGACGGCTAGCGTCGTCGTGTCACTACCAACAGGGGTACCAACAAGAGCGGTGCTCGTAGTACCCTTGAGGCTGTAGCCGTTCAGGTTTGGCACGTTAAACGAGTCACCAGAACCACCGTACGTATAGCCGTACACAGCAAAGAGAGCCGGATAGTCAGTTGTCAGCAGGGACTGACCATTAGCCTCAACGAACCCCGTCGGGATAGCGCCCTTTGCTGGCCATGCAACTAGACCTCCAATAGGGAAGTGGGGGCCAATGTTACGTGCTAACTCAAGCCACTCACCGTAAGCACCCTTGACGTACACGCCTGAGGACGTACCAGTGGCCTGCACCTGCCTAAAGAACAGGTTTCCAGCGTCTTTAACAATGGTGCTGCTAGTAGTACTGGCGGGTACGGTAGTGCCCTTGTTAGCAATAACAGAACTCTTAAACGTACGCTTGTCAGCGATTCGAGACTCAGTAACAACCTGAGTTCCAGATCTATAAATAGCAGCAAGAACAACATCAGTATCAAGATTGATGTTGGTAGTAGCACTAAAAGTGCCAGTAATGACAGACGCAGACTTGGGGTATTCAGGGTTAGTGTCGTCATCGTCACCCTGAACAACTACCAGACTTCCGGTGCCATCGGTAGCCCTGACAACTACGAGGTCGAACCGAGTCCCAAGGGGGGCGACGGGCAATGCCAGCGACGCAGACCCAGAGATGGTGTACGACGCATCGTTGATGATGACCGTACCAGCCTCCACAGCGACTGCGGTGCTGGACGAGATTGACGTAACTTCACAGCCGTTAACAACGCCAGATCGGCCAACATTACCGAGGATCTCAAAGTCAAGAGAGTCCGGCTCAGCCTGATCTAGGTTCTCAAACTTGGAGCCGCTGGAAGTATCAACGGCGTTGGGAATAATAAAGGCCATACGGCCCCTCCTCTATCAGAGAGTGTCGTAGATATTCCCGTTCTTCCTCAGATACTCGTACAGATCAAGAGGGAGGTCATAACGATGACCGTCCACGAAGTCCCACTTACCAGTACCGTAGTACATGGTCCACGTCCCCTTGATCTTGGCGTTCTTGGTCGTGGGGGACACGACAGTGGGCTGAGGCGTGGGGGCCGGGGCCTCCACCTCGTCCTCAATGAGGACCTCAGCGATCTTCGTGGTGTTCTTGCTCGTAGCCATTTGTGCTCCTTAGTCGGGTTTCTATATGAGTGTAGCACCTATTGGAGGTGCTTGTAGGGGTTAGTTTAGCGCAACACCCCAATAAGGTGCTCGTCTGTCGAAGTTAGTCTCGGTGGCGCTGGTAGCAATACCAGACGTATCTCCTGCCCTACGGTGGCCGATGATGTAGGTGACACCATCATCTGTAGTGGCCCCGCCTTCTCCGGTAGCCCTAGCAAACGTAGTCCTGATGTAGAAGACAACGGAGTCGCTACTGCCATTGGCATCGGTTCCCTCACGGAGGTGACCACGGATGTAGGTAGTGATCTCAGTACCGTCTCCGTCACCAGAGGCTTCTCGGGGGGCGGTATGGAGGCCGGTGGCTGTCGATCCGCCGCTGCCAGAGGCCGCGAGGGCACGGAACACCGAGCGGAGTTGGGTGACGGACCCATCGCTGACACCGAACCCGTTACCGATGGCGAATGTTGTGCGAAGTTGGCTGCTCGAAGCGTCACCAGAACCGCTATCAGCGCCCCCACGGATATGGGTATGGAGCGATATGGCTTCGTCACCGTTCGTGGCCCCGCCGAAGGCAGAAGCATTTCGATATGCCTCATATAGTTCATCAGTGCTTTGGGTGCTGGTACCAGCCCCGGTACCCACCCCGAAGGTGGTACGCAACTGGGTAAGGCTGGACGTGCCCGCCACGTTGTCGCTAGCAGTGGCAAATACGGTGCGAAGTTCCGTGGACGACGAGTCGCCAGCACCGTCACCCGTAGCGGCCTTACCAACACCACTGACAGTTGAGGCGTCCCCAGTGCCACTAGCGGTTGCTGTAGCGAAGGTGGTACGGAGGCCGGTCGCAGACTCTGCGCTAGTGCCGGAGCCGGTGGCGGCAGCGAAGGTCGTGCGGAGTTCCGTGCTCGATGAATCTCCAGAACCAGTAGCAGTACCCTGTCTGATATGGGTATGAAGGGCAATGGCCTCGTCTCCGGGGGTCGCCCCACCAGACGCATGAC